ACAAATTAAAAAGAAACAAATTATAAGAGGTAATAAGAATTTATCACCATTCAAAAAAAAAATCTAAATATATATAATATGACATTATCATTCTGTGATAGAGTAAAACAATTTTTTAGGGATTTGTCAGTAAAAGATAGTTGTATATCGTCGTGTTGTAATACTGTTATTGAAAAAGAACATAAACATCATCATCATCATAAACATAAACATAAAGATACAAAAAATGATGAATTAAAAAATGAAAATAAAAAATAAAAAATATATATAGTTTTAAATATTTTTAAATATTTTTAAAATTATTTTCTAAATATAATATATATATAATGTCAAGTTTTAAAAATGATTATTCTTTTGGAACAAAAAATGAAGATACAGTATTAATTAAGATAGAAAAACATTTTAATGATAATATTAAAAAATCATCATCATCTGTATCAAGATATGATTTTAAAGGAGATACATATTATTATGAATTAAAAACACGTAATAATAAATATAATACATATCCTACAACACTAATACCATATAATAAAATTATAGAAGGGAAAAAACAAATATTTTTATTTGATTTTATAGATGGTTTATACTATATAGAATATAATAAAGATGTATTTAGTAATTTTGAATTAGATGAATATGTTAGAAATAAAAGAATAGATTATAATGATAAAAAAAGTCTTTATTATTTTATACCAATAAATAAATTAATTTTAATTAATATTTAAAAATATTTAAAATTATTTTCTATATATATAGTATATATATATATATAGAAATGGAAAATCAAGAAAATACTATAAAAAAAGAATTTAATAATATAGAATATCAAAAAAAATATTATGAAACAAATAAAGATAAATTATTAGTAAAATTAAAAGAAAAAAGTAAATGTGAAATATGCGGTGGTTCATACAGTTATGTATCAAAAAATAGACATTTAAATAGTGAAAAACATAAAAAAAAAGTATTATCTAACAATTCTTAAAATGTTTCCAAGCATCTTTTAAACTTACATTATTTTCGTGTTTATATTTCATAACATCTTTAACTTTTATAGCGTGTTTATCTCCTCCAATTTTATTTAATTTTTTTTTTCTACGTCCTCCTTCCATCTTTTCACTACCTTTACAATCCATACAACTGCCTGATTGTTTTTTTTTCATTCGGGGGCGGGGTATATCGTGTGGTGGTGATCTATCACTAAGTGAATATTTATAAGGTTGGATTCTGACGTCGGGTTCATACCTCGGGTCATCTTCAGATAACATTTTTCTACCTCCTCTCTTTTTTTTTCCTAAACCTATATGTTTCAGTCCTTGAGATGCTAAACCATATAGACTATTATCTCCTAATAAACCCGAATATGGTTTCAATGCTGGGACGCTGTCAAAAATAGGTTTTCCGATAGTGCCTAATACTGAACCTACTGTGCCTAACATATCACTCAAAAAACCTTTACCTTTTTTTTTAGGTCGCCCTCTACCCGCTATGTTTTGTAAATCCATTACAGGTTTAGGTCTCACTTTATCTTCATCATCGCTTGGATATTGTAATCCAGCATAACCGCCTACAAAATCATCTTTAATATATGGAAAACCTGCTCCGCTCCAATACCTCTTATATCCAGTATTATAAAAAGTATTGTATTTTTCAGGATATGGTGGAAATGACATTTATTATATATATATATATATGTATATATAATAATTTTTTAATAATGATTTTTTATTTGTAAAATAGGTATATTATTTTTATTGAGAAATTCTAATGTTTTCTCATTAATAATTTTTTTAAAAAAATCTGTAATAGGTTCTATTATTTCTATAATTTGATTTGCATCTCTCATATCTTTTATACTTTTAATATCTTCAAATAATTGATTAGATAAATTAACCTCATATATATTCTGTAATCTATTTATAATATTATTAATATGTGCGTGTATGTAGTGTAAATTAGCATTTACACTATAACCGAACTCTAACATACTAACTAACACATTTAAATCTGTATTACAACTATTCAACATATTAATATTACCATCTAAAAACTCACTAACAACTTTCATAAACTTCCAATTTTTATTTTGTCTTTCAAATGAATAATATCTTTTTAAATATTTTATTAAATTTTGTGGTTTTGAATAATAATATTGTAATCCATTTAATCCTATCTCATATTTTATTTGTGCGATTGATTTATCAGGTAGTGGATAAAATATATTTGTAATTTCTATAAATCGTCCTTTACTTTCACTAAAATAATACATATCAATTTTATTTAATTTACTTTTTAAAACAGCATCTTTTAATTTAAACATATTTAAACCATTATCTGTTTTATATAATCTGCTTATTTCGTCAGGAGTCCATCTTATAGTTATTGCCATATGTGTTCGTCCATATAAATCTAACCATTTAGGAATTAAATCTTTATCATCTAAATGTGGTATTTCTTTAAATCCTAAATCTTTATATTTATAATTAAAAAATTCAAATAATTTTGGTTGATAATCTTTAATTGTATCTTCTTTAATATAACCTATATGATTATCTAACGGTATATATTCGGGTTTCATACCGCTTTTGATATCACCTAAAATATATTTTTTATTATATTCAGGATGTGTTGTAATTCTATCAACAATTTTTTTCATTACATACGGAATATCATTAGGATCTGCAACTTCTTCTCTTATATCAATATCACCTGCATAAATTAAATTAGAAAAGATTGCACTACCAAAAAATGATATATTAGATTGTTTATAAGTAATTAAATTAACTGCTTCAATAACATCATCAGTATATTGTATATCATAAACTTTTTGTTTTCTTAACTGTTTAATATCTTCTTGACTAACAACAATATTTTTCATATATAATTATACTATATAAAAAAAATAATATATAAATAATATAAAAATTAAAAATAATTTTCTAAATGTAATATATATTTATGTGTGATTTAATAGAAAAACTGTTTTTGGATATTAATCCTGAAAAAATTAATATTAAACTTGATGAAGAAGAAGTTTTTAAACATTATGATAAAGATAAAGATGAACTTTTAATTATGATAGGAAAACTAAAAGCAGAAAATTATAGTTTAATGCAACGATTAGTTGGACTTGATATTTGGTTAAAAGAAATTTTAGGAGAATATTATAATGAAAAAGTTAAGGATAACAAAGATATTGAAAAATTAGAAGAAAAAACTGATTAAAATAATTTTTTTATATTATAATAATATATATAATATAAAAATGACAGATATTGTATTTAATAATAATGTTATGAAAGTTAAAAAATGTTTAGAGTGTGGAACAGAGCATAAAATAAACTATATATATACTCATTACAAAACAAAACGACATATCAGAAATAAAAATAAAAATAGTGTATCAAATTTAATTAATGATAATAGTTTAGACGGACAATACAAGCATATATTAAATAATATTGATAATATTATTGATGTATGTAATCATTTAAAAGCATATATTAATGATAACAATAATAAAATAAATTCTAATATTTAATTTCTTAATATAATATATATATATATGTATAAATCAGGACTTTATCAATTAGGAGCAGGTATAAATCAATTAGGAGGAGGCAACAACTATAATCTTTTAGGTTATCCTGTAGGATTTTACACAAATACGGGATTAACAAATATGAATGAGACTGTAAGCAGACCGCTTTTAACTGTTAATGAATATTTAGGAGGATTACAGAATCCTATGTATAGTATAGGTTCAGGAAATGAACCATTTATTATAGATGATGTTGAGGGTGGTAGAAAGAAGAAACCATTTAAAAAAGATAAATTATTATCTTTTACAAGAGGAACATTAAGAAATACAAATATGGAAGCAATTAAAAAATATCAAAGAAAAAATTTAAGAGAAAAAATAAATGCTATTAAATATCCATCTTTATTTATGCAAGATAAAACCGCATCTAAAACGAAAGGAACATTAATAAGTAATAATAAACATTTACAAAAAATGAAATCATTATTAAGAGATTTAGAAAAACATAAAAATGAAGAGTTAAGTATAGATTATATTATTAAAAAATATAAACCGATGCTTCAAGGTATGGGTTATGATTGTAGTAATTGCGATATGGCAGGAGCAGGATTATTTGACTTTTTAAAAAATTTTCCTATTATAGGTGATCTTGCGGGTGCTATACTTTAATATATTATTTTAATATATTATTTTAATCTATTTTTAAATTTTAATATATTTTTTTTATTATGTAATATATATATATAATAAAATGGAGGATAATTATACATTTTCGTTTGAATGTGGAAAACGTTTAGCAGTTATAAAAAGTAAAAATAGCAGTAATAATGGAAAAATAATTCATTTATATGATAAAAAAAAGAGATGTTGTAATAATTGTAATGTTGAAAAATGTAAAAAAAAATGTTGTGATAATTGCTGTAAAACATATCATAAGGAAAAAGAACAAGATAATATTACAACTCATATTAAATTAAATGATGATGAATATTTTGAAGAACTACCAACTAACGACCCAACACAGACCAATATTGTAATGGTAAGTGCTAAGGCAGGAGCAGGAAAAAGTTATTACTTGAAACAATATATACAAAATTATAAGAAAATTTATAAGGATAATAAAGTATATTTGTTAAGTGAAAGTAATACAGATAAACTATTAGATGATTTAGTAAAAAGAATACCATTAGATAAGTTTGTTGAGAGTGAATTAGAATGGAATGATATACCCGATAATTCATTACTTGCATTTGATGATATAGACTGTTTAGAGAACACACGAGAGAACGGATTTTTAAAAAAAAAACTATATCATTTAATGAATAGTTCAATACAAAATGCAAGAAAAAAACATATTAGTATAGTTCAAACAGTTCATTGTGCAACTGACGGACAAACTACTAAAGTAATGCTTTTAAGTTGTTCTTCTTTTGTATTCTTTTTAAATTCTGTTTCAGTTCAACATAAAAACGCTTTAAACAAATATTTAGGTATTTCAAAAGAAAATATTAAAAAAATATTAAATATGAAGGGGAGATGGGTTTGTATTTTTAATATGACGCCTATGGTCGTTATGGGGGAACGTGAAATATATATTTTAGGTAATAATTAATTTTTAAATATTTTTTTTAGAAATTGCGGGGATATTTTTTAATTATATTAATAATAAATAAAATATATCTCCGCAATTTCTAAAAATAATGATTTTTACATTTTATTTTTCTTAATTTTCTATTTTTATGAAATTCTTTTATTTCATCTAAGAATTTAATTGTTTTTATTATTGGTTCTTTTTGTTCTATTAATTTTTTATCTATATGTTTTAAGACTATAAAATTATCTTGTTCTATTGTTTTAATATTTACTGGTATAGGTTTAAAATACCAATAATCTACAAATTTTGAATAAACGACATCTATTATTTTATTAAATATATAATTCATATATTATTCTTTGAGATATAATTTTTATAAAAATTTAAATATACATATAATATATATATATATGAATAAAGCATTAAATGGAGATGAAATAATAAAGGCATTAGATGGAAAAGTAAAAGTATTATCATATGATGAACTTTTAAAATATGATACTATTGATGAGGCATTATATCCTTTTAATAAATTAGTTATTCTTTATTTTTGGGATTTTTCTAATAATACAAAATCAGGACATTATATAGCAATAAGAAAAGATAAACAAAAAAATATAATATATGTATTTGATAGTTATGGACGGTTTATAGATGATAATTTATTAGAAATTGACCCTTACAAAAGAAAAAAATATAAACAAGATTTTAAACAATTAACATATTTATTATTAAATTCACCTTATAAAATTGAATATAATGAGTTTCAATTTCAACAAAATCATAGCGCGGTATGTGGTAGATATGCTATATATTTTTTATTAAGGGATGATATGAATATGGAGCAATTCCAAAAACAATTTAATAAAAATGATTATAAAAAAAATGATGAATTAATTTTACAATTAACTAATTTTATTTAATTTTTATCTATTATAATATATATATATATAATGAATTCACATACAAAAAGTCCATTGTATTTTAATGTTCAACAATTAATCGGGTATAATCAACTCACAGCAAGACCAGCAGATGTAAATAAGCAACCAAGTATATTAGAAATTTTTAATGAAGCACCATTTTTAAAAAAAGCAGATGAGTATTTTATAGGAGTTCAACGAGCATTAATTCCTATTTCAGACGCCCCCCGTTTAATTGTTCCTCTTGCAAAATTTAATATAGATGGTAGTATAAATACAAATCCTAATAAATTATTATATATCGTTTCTCTTGCATATAGAAATATAGCAGGTGATATTATATTTAGTTTAAGTGATAATGTTATTTTTCAACCCGAATTTAAAGGAGGTTTTATACCAACTGTTATAAATGGAACTCAAGATTTTATAACAAATAGAACTTATTATTTTGTTTATGACATTCAAACCTTTTTAAGTTCAATAAATCAGACGATAATTGATATGTGGGGTAAATTTCGGGTTGGATGTCAAGCGTTAGGAGTAGATGTTTCATTATGGACTAATATACCTTATTATTCTTTTGATGTAAATAATAGTAAATTTAATTTTAATGCTGATGAAAGATATATGCTACAAGATCCTATAACTACATATCTACCTGATGGGACACCATCATATACACAAAGAGCAAGAGTTGAACTATTTACAGATGGTTTATTACAGGATTTATTCCAAAATCCAAGTATATATTTTTCATCAGAATTAAGATATGGTAATGTAAATTTGATTTTTAGAAATACAGTATCAAAATTAGATTATGTTTATACATTAGATAATAATATATTAAAAATACCATCGTGGAAATCTTCTTTAAATATGTGGTATGCTTTAACAAAAATAGTTTTTACTATTAATTATGGTATCGCTACAAAATTAGAATATCTCAATCAACTTACGAGCGATGGAACATTAGAAAATAATAATGTTTCAGCGGGTGTAAGACCTTTACGACCAATTCTTACAGATATACAAGTAGATATAGATAATTTTGCATATAATAATAATTTTATTACTTATCAAACATCATCTATTTCTCAAATAAGATTGATAGATATAACGACCTCACAAGATTTAAAAGATTTTCAAGTTTCTGTATCGTGGATTTCTAACTATAATATAAGTTATGATTTAGTAATTCCAACTGGACAACCATTAGATTTAAAATTAGCATTTTATCCAAAAACGACAACTTTAATATAAAAAATTTTAATAAATATAATTATTAGATTTAAATATATAGATATATATTTAATTTTAATATTTTTGAAAAAAATAAAATATATATTATAATATATATATATAAATGAGTAATATTATCCCTGCTCCTCTAACTGATAACATTATTGAAGTTCGTGAAGGACTTTTAGATTTTACAGTTCCTGCTGTTGTAGTTCAAAAACCTTCTAATCTTTTAGCAATTAATTTAAATCAAACAAATACATTTAGTAATTCCGCTATTAGTGTTAAACTTGAAATCCCTAACGAATTTAACGTCGTTCAAAAAGAAATTTTATATAGGCAACAATTTAATGTAAGAGTAAGAGGTAATTCTTATACTAATGGAACACTTGAACCTAATAGACCTATTTATGAATATGGATGTTTTGCTCCTCGTTCTAATGCTCTAAGTAAAATAATCAATACCGCTACTATTACACTTGGTGGTTCATCTTATTCTATGACTCTCGGTTCAGTTGTTGATATGCTTGAACGATATAATACAATTTCTCCTGCAAAATATAGAAGTCAATTATCCCCCGTCTTTGTAGATCAATGTATTAATAATGATAGTCTTGTAGGAACTGCTCGTAATGCTCTTAATGGTTTTAAAGAAGGCGGTAGTGAAGACGTAATGCATCGTAATACTGTGCCTTTTAGTGTATCTAAAAATAGTGCTACTGAGTTTGATTTTTCTATTACTCTTGAGGATTATATCCCGCTTTCTCCTTTGAAGAGTAATATTAATCTTACTGGTGGTGGTGGTGATTATGGTTTAACTCACTTAACTTCATTGAATCTTGATCTTACATTTTTCGCTGGTGCTTTAGGTCAGCGTCTATTTTCATTCTCTCGTAATCGTCCTGGTGGAAATGTTCTAAACATTACAGATATTCAAGTGGATGTTTTACAACCTGAATTTAGATATATTACTGTATCTACTAATATGGATGCTGTGCCTAACCTTGTATATTATCCTCTTAAATCTATTGAACGTATGCCTCAAACCTTTAATGTTCCTTATAGTTTTCCTGTGCCTCCAATTACTCCTCTAACATCACCTGTAATAACTGTTTCACGTATTCCTACTGCTGTTCTTGTTGCTGTAAAACCAACTCAAAACCTTATGTTATTTAGTAATAGAGGTTCAACACCTGCAACTTCTTCAATTGATGGATCGCAACGCTCAGATCATTTTACACGTATAACTAATATTCAGGTAAATTTTGATGGTGCTACTCTTCTTTCAAATTCTAAAACTTGTGATTTATATAAAATGTGTGCTGAAAATGGTTTAGTTGATAACTATGCTATATTTAACGGTCTTCCTATGCCTTTTGGTCTTAATGCTGTTGATGGAAGCGGTAATTATCTACCTACTACCTTTACTCCTGCTGGTGCTTGTGTGCGTCTTGAATTTGGGCGTAATATCTCGCTTCGTCGTAATTTATGCCCTATGGTTTCTTACAGAACTCAATTTCAAATATTTGTAAATGTTCAAAATTATGACCCTAACTGTGAAACTTACGATCTGATGACTGTGATGGCTTATGATAATATTATAGCTGCTTGGGATACAAATCTGACGGCAATTTCTTACAGCCCTTTAAGTGAGAGCGATGCAATAAATGCTCACAAACAAAATAATATGGTTCATAGTGATTTTATGCGTGATCCTCAACTTAACGGAACTGGTCTATTTGATGGTGGATTAGATAAAATTATATCACACGCTAAATCAATTTTACCTCACGTAAAATCATTTTATGATAGTTCAACTGGTAAAATGTTAAGGGGACACGTAAAAGATTATTTAGGAAAAAATCACCAAGGTGTCGCTAACGCTCTAAATGCAATTGGTTTTGGTGCTTCAGGCGGTGCTATGTCAGGCGGTGCTATGTCAGGCGGTGCTATGGCGTCTAAATCTCAACTTAAACACTCACTACTTTAAATTAAAAATTATTTTCTTAAAAATTATTATATATACATATATATATATATAATAATGAGTTCAAGTATCATTGATTTTGTGAATTGTCATACTGAAAAAGAATTAGGTAATAATAAATATATTAATGATAAATTTTTAGATGTAAAAGAATTAAATGGTGAAACAATTTATCAAAATAATGTATTAGTAGCAACACAAACAGATATTGATTTTTTACAGCAAGAAATAAATAGTTTAATACCTGATAATCCAGCAGGATGGATTAATTCAGATGGTATAACATCAACTAGTAATAGAATACCTTTTACTGATGGTAGTCCAAACGGTATGACAACAAATCAGAGTTTAACATTTGTAATAGATCCACAGAGCAATCCGACCCTGACGGTAGGAGGTGTGCAAATGATATCACAAAATAATAATATGTTTTTAAGAAGTGCTGATAATATCGAAACAGGCAATAATATGATCTTAAAAGGTCCTGCTTCCGTCCAAACCTCGTTTCAACACGGAACCAATAATAATAGCAATTATGTAAAAACATACGTTGATAAAGATACATTTCATTTTATTACAGATAATCAAATAGGAACCATATCAGAATATAGAGGATCTAGTCAATATTTTTTTGATAATAATATTATAACTAGTCAAAATGTAATTATAAATCAAGGCAAAAGTCTAACATTAAATAATGATACTGACCCGAGCAATGTTAAATTATACAAAGAAAATGGATTAGATGGGACATTTTTTATTGATAACCAAACAGGATCAAAAACAACTTTTAAAGGGGGTAATTCGTATAATTTTGATAATAGTTTAAACATTGGAGACCTTAACACATCTAATAAAATATATCTCAATGGTAGTGAATTTAATGGCGTTTCTGCTGGTTTGCTTAGATCCATTAATTGTAATTTATTTAAACCAACAACAGTTTATGATGTTGTTTGGTCGAATTTAACACCACAGCAACAATTAGAATGGAAAGGATTAGACCCGAGTTATAGCAGTCCTACACAATCATTAACTGGTAATTATTGGAATTTTACGAAATTATCCCCTGATTCTTCTAAGGTAGGTTGGTTTATACCAGTTGATTTAAGTAGTTTGACTTTTCAAGATTTAGAAAGTTTTTGGTGTGTGGTGCGATTTAATAATAATTTAAGTATATCAACAGAAGGAAGTCTATTTTTTTCTATTTACACGAG